GTTTCAAAAGTCTGGCAAAAAAACTGTAATTTCATTCCAAAACAGGCAAAATTTGCCTAGTATTAAGCATAAATTGCCGTTTATCGCTTGTGAAAACGAGTTTGTGCTGCAAAGAATCACCAAATGCACCGAAAGTGATACAAAAACCCTTGGTAAATGTATTCACGTTAAAGACCTCGATAGACTGTATTGTTTTGGTAGAAACCACACAGCGACCCATAATTCCGAACTTGTGAGCCGAATGCTACCGGCCTTTGCCCTGGGGATGAATCCCGATTTGAGGGTTGTAAGCACCACTTATGCTGCAGATTTCGCCAAAAAGTTCAATCGAGACGTTCAGCGCATCATAAAGTTGCCCGAGTACAAAGAGATCTTTCCCGACACGAGGGTGAACAGAAAGGGGGGTTCGTCCAAGGATGACGAAGTGAACAACGCAATGCAGTTTGAAATCATCGGGCATCATGGATTCTACCAGGCAACCTCCTCTGGAACACCGCTTACCGGGTTTACAGTAGATATGGGCATTATTGATGATCCGGTCAAGGATCGTGCGGAAGCGGAATCAAAGGCGTATCGTGATTCGATCTGGGATTGGTACACTGACGTATTCCAGACTCGTCTTCACAACGACTCCCAGGAGCTTATCACGATGACTCGCTGGCACGAGGATGACCTGGTAGGTAGAATCCTGGCAGTTGAACCTGACAAATGGAAGACCCTGATCCTTCCAGCTATATTCGATCCGGAAATGAAACACGTTAAAGATCCTCGGACCGAGGGACAGGCACTTTGGGAGGAACGACACAGCCGGGAAAAGATTCTTTCTTTGAAGAAAAAGTCACCCCGAAACTTCTACTCCATGCAACAGCAGCAACCGTCTCCTGAAGACGGAGATATTGTGAAAAAAGATTGGTGGAGATTTTGGAAAGAGCTACCGGAAAATTGGGATGATGCAGTATTTTCATGGGACTGTGCCTTTAAGGACGGTAAAGAGAATGACTGGGTAGTTGGAGAAGCATGGGTGGCTAAAGGGCCGAACCGGTATTTGTTGGACGAGATGCGGGGACATTGGGACTTTACTCAAACACTGATCCAAATTGAAGCACTCATGAAGAAGTATCCAAAAATTAGAAAATGTCTGATAGAAGACAAGGCCAACGGGTCCGCAATTATTTCTGTAATCCGGAAAGTGAAACAAGGTATCATTGCAGTCAACCCTACCGATTCTAAAGAAGGTAGAGCCAGGGCAATCTCTATTCAGATTGAGTCAGGGAATGTGTACCTGCCAATGCAAGACACAAACCCCTGGGTCCATGATTATATTAATGAGTGGTCTAAATTCCCCAATGGTCGTAATGACGATAGAGTGGATGCCACGAGCCAAGCACTCTTCTACCTGCAAAAAGAAACAGACGAAATCGGCTTCCAGATCATGTCCTTCACCAAACCCAGTAAATTTTACAACTCGAACATTGCAGTGTGAGTAGCCAATAAATAAATATGTAATAAAATAATAATGTTTACCGATCAACATTTTTTATGCTTTAACAATTAATATTAAATTACTTTATGTTTATTGGTCCTCAACAAAGCAGATAAAAATGGGAACAGATTCCTATAATGATATTCCCGATATGGGGTATCAGAGTAAGTTCACAGAACTCGGTTCCACCGGTCTTAAAAGATACGGTGGCTACATCTACGAAGAAATTGATCTAAAGCTCCTAAGAACATACGGCCCTAAGACTTACAGAGAAATGATTGACACTGACCCTATCGTGGGCGCACTCATTTATTCCATGAAAGTTTTGATCCGAAATGTAAAGTGGACTGTAAAGCCAAACAAACGAGGGGATGCAGCAGCGAAGAAAAATGCAACCTTCCTGCAAGAAGTCATTGACGATATGCACATCCCCTGGGGAGAAACCATTACCGAAATATCCTCATTTCTGGAGTATGGATTCTCGCTTCATGAAATCTGTTACAAGCGCAGACTCGGTGCAAAATCAGATCCGGTCAAGACATCCATGTACAAAGACGGAAAGATCGGCTGGTCCAAGCTGGCAATCCGTAGCCAGGAATCCTGTGTCGAAGGTCGTTGGTTCTTTGATGAGCATGGAGAGATAACCGCAGTCTACCAACTCGCACCACCTGACTATGCCTATGTAATTATACCTCGATCTAAATTTCTCCTGTTCCGAACCACCATGAGTAAAAACAACCCGGAAGGACGCAGCTTACTCCGTTCTGCCTATCGGCCTTTCTACATGAAACGCAATATTGAAAATATTGAAGCCATTGGAATTGAACGTGACCTTGCCGGGTTGCCAGTTATGTATTGTCCAGCAGAATATTTAATGCCGTCCGCTACTCCGGAACAGAAACAACTTGCCAATGAACTTAAAAAGATTGTTACCAATATACGAGTAGATGACCAGATGGGACTCGTGATGCCGATGCAATATACTGAAGACGGAAACCCAAGATTTAAACTGGAATTACTGTCTACCGGTGGTAAAAGAAGTTTCGACACAACCGCCATCATCACACGCTATGCGACTGAAATTGCCATGAGTGTATTGGGTGATTTCGTAATGCTCGGAAACACTGGCCGGGGTACTCAGGCTCTGGCTCGTGAGAAAGCCAATATGTTTATGACAGCCATTGAAACATGGCTCCAGGTGATTGCAGACATATTTAATAATGATGCAATACCACGTTTATTCGCAGCGAATGGAATTACCGATGACTTGCCTAAACTGGTTCCGGGTGAAGTATCTAAATACACCATTAATGATTTTGTGAATAATATCAGAAATCTTGCAGTAGCCGGTATGCCACTATTCCCAAATAAAGACTTGGAAAACTTAATTAGGGAAAAAATGGATTTACCGGTATTGCAGGAAGGTGAGAAAGCAATGGACGGCTCTAGTCCTATGCCGGGCCTGGGTCAAGCTGTTCCAAAAAACAGACCACAGAAATCAAGTCCCAATAACGCAACCTCTGATTCGTGAAGGAATTTCATATATGAAGGAATTAATTAAACAATTTTTAGAGTGTCTTCCCTCCACAGCAGAAGACACAATCATAATGAAAGTTGCCTATAAGCAGGAAGAACAACAACTGTTTTACGCTGTCGTATTGGAACCAATGACGGATGTGACTCCCGAAGGTGACACACACGGCCATCGAATGTCGGCAGCAGAAGTTGAAGCAGCAGCACATAACTATATGCTGAAAGGTGCAAAGGTAAAACGGATGCACGAGAAGCCAGCCGAAGTAAAGGTTGTTGAGTCGTACATCTCTCCTGTGGACTGGGTGCCGGAAGGCGGTGTGATGATTACCAAAGGCAGTTGGGTTATGACCGTAAAGGTTTTTGACAAAGCAATCTGGAAGGAAATCAAAGATGGAGAATTGAAAGCGTTCAGCCCAGGAGGACTGGGAAAACTGAAAGACCTATAAACAATTTATTGGTAAATTACCAATAAATGTAAATTTTCACAAAAAACTATTTATATTAATCAAAAGCAAGAGGACTCTCTATGTCAGAAAAAAAGATTCAACCGAAAGAACTTTTCCATTTCATACCGGATGAAGTCAGTTTGGTGAAAGACGGAGCAAACCAAAAGACCGTATTTCTAACCAAGTCTGCCAACGGTATGCAGAAAGTGATGGAAAAACTCGAAGGTATTAATTGGCAGAATCAAGAATCTATTGATCTCCAACTGAATCAGGTGATTCAGAAACTCAGTGCGAAATATCCGGCTCCAGAAGCCAACCCTGCTTGGGGTCAGAACAACAAGCCCAAGAAAGAAGAAATGGATTCAAACCCAGCGTCAGGCAAAGCCTGGGATTCTCCCACTACTGACGAAGAAAAAGAAGAAGAAATTCACATAGATATTGGCAGCCATAACGGTGGCGTGAACGGTGCTCCGGATGAAATCGAAACCGGAGAGCCAGCAGAAGTCGAAGACACTAAAGCAAAAAAGACAGATGATGGTGATGCCGATGACGAAGGTGTAGATTCCGTAACGGGCGTTAAACCCAAAATGAAAAAGACCGCAGAACTCCCTACCCCTACTCTCGATGAAGACTCACTCATGTTACTGAAAATATCAATGGGTTGCCTCGAAGCACTTCGTGGATCACTACCTGAAGGCTTTTCGATGTCTATGGGC